GATGATGACCAAGTGGAAGACCGGATTGATGATGCGTTACAATATTGGCAAGATTATCACTTTGATGGCCTACAAAAAATATATTACGTCAAAGCTATCCAGCAAACGGATATAAATCAAAAATATATTGATTTAAGTAATGTCTTGGATGCTTCAAACAATACCATGGAGATTGTTGGAGTAACCCGTGTATTCCCAATTACAGACACTCAAGCCGGTGTTAATATGTTTGACTTGAGATATCAATTACGACTTAATGAGTTATATGACTTCACCTCCGCATCATACATCAACTATACATTAACACAACAACACTTACGCTCTCTTGAATTAATGTTTACTGGAGAAGTTCCTATTCGATTCCAAAGACATATGCAAAAACTGTTCATTGATTGGTCATGGGGGTCCAAACAAGCTGAACTTGGTGATGTTATAGTTGCCGAATGTTATGCCTCGATTAATCCAGATGTTTATGGTAGAGTATGGAATGACCGATGGATGAAAGAGTATGCCACAGCCTTAATCAAAAGAATGTGGGGAAACAACCTCAAGAAATTTGCTGGCTTACAATTACCAGGTAGTGTAACATTAAATGGTGATAGAATATTCCAAGAAGCCATAGACGAAATTGCCAAGTTAGAACAGCAAATGCAAATCGAATACGGAGCACCTTTAGAATTTATGATGAACTAATATGGCAACTTCAGTATACTTTAATAACTACAACTCACATGGTGAACAACACCTTATAGAAGATTTAATTGTTGAATCAATTAAAATCATGGGGTTTGACTCGTTCTATTTACCAATTGAGAATCCACAAGACAGAGACATTCTATACGGAGAAGATCCAGTTAAGAAGTTTAGAGCTTCTTATCCATTAGAAATGTACCTATCTGATGCTTCTGGTTATGAAGGTCAACAAGACTTCTTTTCTAAGTTTGGTTTAGAAATTCGAGAAGTAGTTAAAGTAATATTATCGAAAAGGTCATTTGACCAAAGAATGCCACTTGCAACAATAACAAGACCAAGAGAAGGTGATTTAGTTTATGTTCCTTTTCTAAATGGTACTGGTGAATTGTATGAGATTACATTCGTAGAACAAGCAAAAGACTTTCATCAATTAGGAAGAAGAGCACCATATTTCTATGAATTAAGCCTTGAGAAATTCAAGTACTCACAAGAAATTATCAACACAGGTACGGCAGATATCGATAAGGTTTCTAATGATTCTTCATATACATTACATTTAAATACTGGCTCCGGAACAGGTGTATATACAATACAAGAAATTGTTTATCAATCTTTAGACGGAACATATGCCAATGCCAATACTGTGGCTTATGTTCAATCATGGATACCAAGTTCAAATACATTATCAGTTACAAATATTGCTGGTGAGTTTATCGATGGAAGAACATTAATTGGTAAAACAAGTAATGCTCAATACACATTAACGTCTTTTGATCCATTAGAAAACCCAGCACATTTAGAAGTATATGATAATTATTATATTGCAAATACAGCAAACTCTATTATAGACTTTTCTGAAACTAATCCGTTTGGATCAATCTAATGGCCACACCAATATACAATCGTGTTATTCGTAAACTCGTAATAGGTTTTGGTAATCTATTTGATGAGATTACTTTAGTTCGTTATAATCCAAATAATACAGAAGCCGAAAGGTTTATTGTTCCTATTGCTTATGCAGCAAAAGAACTATATGTTCAAAGGTTATTATTTGATCCTGATTTGGATAAAAAAGTTGGTTTGACTCTACCTAGAATGTCTTTTGAAATGACAGGTATGATTTACGATGTAACAAGAAAACAAAATACAAACACCAAAAATTTTACTAATACAACTTCTGGTGTGGCTGCACAATATAATCCTGTGCCTTATAATTTTGATTTCTCATTATACTTATATGTAAGAAACACAGAAGATGGTACACAGTTACTAGAACATATTATACCATTCTTTACTCCTGATTATACAATTAAATTAAATTTAATACCTGATTTGGGTGTCGTGAAAGAAGTACCTGTTATATTAAATAATGTATCTTCAGAAATAGATTATGAAGGTGATAGAAATAGTCCAACAAGAATGATTATATGGACTTTAAACTTTACAGTTAAAGGCTTTATATTTGGTTCTTATACTACACCAAAACTTATTCGTACTTCTATTACAAACATATTAAATGATATTGCAGAATCAGATATAGTAGTATTTAATTTAGCCAATACAGGTGTTGGACATTATCAAGCTGGTGAAATTGTTTATCAAGGATATACTCCAAGTATTTCAACGGCAACGGCTAAAGTTGTAAGATTTAATTCAAGTAATAATATTTTACATTTAACAAATATTAATGGTAACTTTGTTTCTTCGGCACCTATTATAGGTACAACTACAAATTCAAATTATATATTTAATTCGTATGAAGTGCAACCAGTTAATTTATCTCAGATTGTTGTTACTCCTACTCCAACAGATGCCAGTGCGAATGATAAATATAATTATACAACCACAGTTACAGAAACATTTGATATTGATACGAATGTATTATCTGCTGTACCTTTCAATACTGATTTAATGTTAAACATATATGGTATTGATGACCTTCATACACAACAAGCAAACACAATAGATTTAGGATCTTAGAATGGCTAGAATAATTCAATTTAAAAGATATGGAGCAGCTGCGATTGCCAATACAATTGGTGCAAACGGTGAGATAATTATTGATATAACAAATAAATCCATAACTGTACACGACGGAGTAACTGCTGGAGGATTTCAGGCAATAATCGATGTTTTTGCTAGGGCTACATCAAATTTGGCTTATGCTAAAGCCAATTCAGCCAATGTTCTAGCACAAACTGCATTTGATAGAGCCAATTCAGCTAATATATTAGCGCAAGCTGCTTTTACACAAGCAAACACTTCAGCACAAACTGTTCCACAAAATGCTCAGATAACAAATTATACACTTCAATTGTCTGATGCTGGTAAACATATTTACTACACACAAAACACAAACGTAATATTGTATATTCCCACAACCTCTAATGTGGCTTTTTCTAATGGTACAACCATTATGATTGTTTCTAGAACATCGTCAAGTGCTAATGTAACTGTTTCACCAAATACAGGGGTAAGTTTGTTTCTTGCTGGTAATACAACAAGCGCTTCAAGAAATGTTACCACATATGGTGTTTCTACACTAATTAATGTTGCTGCTAATACATGGTTCATTAGTGGAACCGGAATAGTATAAAGTTTAATTTGAAAATTATATGAATAACCTTGATAAAAATTTAAGTGATGTATTTGATGTGACGCCTATTGGTGGACCAGAACCAGCACCAAAAAAACAACCTTTAACTACAAGTTATAAACAACCTGATATGGATTCCGATTTAACGGATGCCTATCAGCAATCAAAAGAAAATCTTCAAGGTATCATAGACCAAGGCCAAGAAGCCATGTATGAAATATTGGAGATTGCCAAAGCAGGCCAGCACCCAAGAGCCTTTGAAGTGTATGCCACATTATTAAAGAACATGACAGAGGCCAATGATAGACTCCTTAGAATACAAAAAGAAATGAGAGATATTTCTGGTATTAAAAAAGAAGCTAGTACAACCAATATTGATAAAGCTATCTTTGTAGGTTCAACATCTGAATTGAGTAAGTTATTAAAAAGTAAAGACTAATGGCAATAAAACAAAAAGAGTCTTATCGTGATAATCCCCTATTAAAAAGAGTAGGAATTAATGTTAGTTTTACCGAAGAACAGGTAGAAGAATACATCAAATGTCGGAAAGACCCATTATACTTTACCAAATACATTAAGATTATTACGCTTGATGATGGTGTAACTGAATTCAAAATGTATGACTTTCAGGAAGATATGTTAAGAACCTTCCACAACAATCGTTTTACTATCATGAAATGTCCTCGTCAGGTCGGTAAAACCACCACGACAGTCGCCTATCTTCTCTGGACGATACTATTTCAAGACTCACAATC